CGCCCGCGGCCACCCCCACCCCGCCATCCATCACCTTGCCCAGGAGGGCTCCATGCCGTACACCCCGACCGCGCCGGACCCGGAGGCCGCTATCGCCGACCTCATCCGCGAGCACCGCCGGGTGGGCACCAACTTCTACACATCGCACGAGATCGTCGGCAGCTTCGCCACCATGGGCGGCGCCACGGTCGAGGTCCGCGCCCTCGCCAAGTTCGGGCTGAAGAACTACCAGAGCACCGAGCGCCAGGTCCAGATCGGGGCGTCCGCGCACTGCTCCGGCCATGGCTGTGTCAGCCCCGAGCATGAGCAGCCGTTCATCGACCAGGTCTCGGTGAACGAGGCCGCCGACAAGACCGCCGAATCCGCTGGCCCCCTGATCCAGGCCGCCCGCGAGTGGGCGCAGACGCACGCCGAGAAGTGCCGCGCCCAGCCCTACACCGACCGCTGAACCGCCCCTGAACCCCGCCCCGCCCCCACGTTCTCTGCGACCTGAAAGGTCCCGTCATGCCGCTCTACCTGATTGCCGACGCTCTGGATGCCTACGAGGCCGCGCAGCGTGACCGTCTCGACTTGCAGGCCCGCTACGAGATCGCTCTCAACGCCGACGACGTGATCGGGATGCGGCGCATCAAGAAGCTCGCCGCCGACTTCGACCTGCAGCACCCCGACGAGCCGCCCGTTCTCGCCGACCTCGACGGCTTCGGCTATCCGGCCGCCGCCTGATGTCCGGCCGGAAGCGCGCCGACGCGCCCCCGAAGCCCCCGCAGTCGCCCGACCCTGCCGCAGTCGCCCGCGCCCAGCGCGAAGCGGACGCCCTGCGTGAGGCGGCCCGGGAGCTGCCGGAGATCGACCCCGCCGACGCCAAGTACTGGTAGCCGACCCATAGGCGCCGTGGTGCGGGTCACTATCCCCCGGCCCGCGCCACGGCTTGCACGCCCATCCACCCCACCCGCGGGCGGGGGCGCGCACCGCACCAACCCTTCAATCCGAGGAGATACCGCATGGCACGCACTGAGTGGGACGCGATGGAGCTCGGCGGACAAAACCGGTCCGCGTCGGGCGTGACCGAAGGCCCCAACAACGACTTCACGGCCGTCGCCGACTCGGCCGAAGCCGAGCTGAGCGCCCAGTTCGGCGGGAGCTGGGCGGTGCTGGGCGACGAGAGCTGAACCCCTGATCGCCGGTCGCGGGTCTCCCCCGTCTCGTGTCCGGCTCGCCGCGCTGGCGGGCGTCAACGGCTCCCCGCCGCACCGCCAGCGCGGCCCAAGCCCCGGCCTGGCCGAACGCGGGCCACGCATCAACCGCAGACCGGGGCGCGCACCACCACCGACCGCCAAACCGAGAGGACCCCGCATGACACGCAAGAACGAGGACGTCGACTTGACCACCCCGGAGAACGTCGCCAAGGGCCAGAAAGTCTACGACCGCATCGTCGCAGGCGAAATCCCCGCCGGGAAGGTCGGCCCGACGCTCGACGCCACCTACGGCCGCAAGCGCAAGGCCTGAGCCGATGGCCCGCAAGGAGTGCGCGCAGTGCGTGGAGCACGCCCGCCTGCACTCCGGCAACTGGCTCGGCTTCGGCCGCGCCAACGACCGCTGCGAGCCGTGCGAAGACCATGCGGCCCGGGGATGCCCCGGCATCAACCGCAAGCGCGGCAAGTAGCCCACCCCAACCCGAGAGGAATCCCATGGCATTCGGACGCAAGGCCGCCGAGAAGCTCGACAGCGCCGCCGCCGCACTCCACAAGGTCGGCGGGAAGGCCGGAGACGCCGTCGCCAACACCATCCTTGCCCCCGCCCGCTCCCGCATCAACGAGTCCTGCACCAACTGCGACAAGGGCAAGTGCAAGACCCACTGACCGGTCGAACCCCCGAGAGGAGCCCCCCCCATGCAGGTCAACACCTACGCCATCGGCCCGGCCCGACGCCCCGTCCTGGACCGGGTGTGCGCCATCGCCGACCAGGCCGCCCGCCTCGTCGAGAACGAGATGGGTGTGCGCCTGCACGGGGTGGAACTCCTCGTCACCGACACCTACTTCACCCGCCGCCTCGCCGGTGACGACGACGGCCTGTACGGCTGCACCCTGTACGGCCTCGACCGGGTCCTCGCCGTCGTCAACGCCCAAGCCCACCTCTACGACGCGTCCGAGGTCGACAAGACGGTCATTCACGAACTCGTGCACGCCGCGCAGATGCTGCGACCGGGTGTGCGGCGGGTCGAAAAGTTCCGCACCGACGAAGCCCTGTCCCGGCTCCCCGCCCCAGCCCTGGAGCAGTACGACGCGTGGTGGGACGACAGCGAAGCCCAGGCCTGCGAGCTGGAGCGCCTCGCCGACCACCTCGACCCCACCGCTGGGCCCGTTCGTGTGGCCCGGCGCGCACCCATCCACACCATCGCCTGACCCGAGAGGAGCCCCGACATGGGCTTGTTCAGCCGGAACACCAACAACAGCGCCATGGGCAGCACCTGGCAGGCGCACGTCCGCATCGAAAAGAGGGGGAAGGCCGCCGAGTACAACGACCTGGTCTCCACCCGCGAGCACGTCGCCACGGGCAAGGAGATCAAGGAGGAGGTCGTCGCCGCGATCGTCAGCCACTCGCCGCACCTGAAAGGCGGCCGAGTCACCTCCACCATCCGGCGCATCCGCTAGCCAAGTCGTGCGCCGTTGACCGACTGCGCTGTCCGACTACCCCCCCCCCGAGAGGAGCCCGTAGTGCACGCCTATCTGATCACCGCGAAGCCCGGCCGGCTGCATCTCGCTGCCCGGTTCGCGGGCCGGTGGGCGCTGCGGGCCCTCGCCCTGACCGTCATGTGCGCGCTCGGGGCGGTCGTGTTCGCGGTCCGCTTCGCGCGCCCGGTCATCAACTACGCGGCCACCCGCATGGCCTGGCTGGAGCTGTGGGCCGCCTCTGTGACCGGGATCGGCCCGCTCGGGGCCGCCCTCGGCTCCGGTCTCACCGACGAGTTCATCCGCGAATTCCACAAGGCGCGCACCAGCGCGCCCGCCTGAGAGGAGCCCGATATGGGCCTGTTCAGCAAGATGCCCAGCAGCAAGGACGTTGAGCGTGCGCGCGCCAACCTTGACGTCGCCCACAGGGACGCCGAGCGCGCCAGCGACGAGCGGTCCGAGCGCTTCTGGAACGACTACGAGGTCCGCAACGGCAAGGGGTCCGTCAAGCGGTCGGGTCGCGCCTGATGTCAATCCTCCGCAAGCCTCTATGGGAAGTGACGTGGCCGATCCGCCCGTCCGGCACCAACAGCGTCCTGATGCGCGCCAAGGATCCGACCGACGCGGTCCGCGTCGCAGCCGAGTTGGGGCTGCCGCTCGGAGATGGCCTTTCGATGGCCTTCGACTACGAGCCGGAGGTGTGGCGGCTGCTGCGCCCGTGGCGGTGGCGCTCGTATCACGCGGCGGGTCCCGAGTTCGGGGACGCGGCGCCCGGCGAGGTCGGGTTCACACCGCTGCCGCTCGGATCGGAGACCGTCTGATGCCGATCACCTTCCGCAAGAGCTTCCGGGTCCTGCCCGGCGTCCGCGTCAACATCGGCGCCAAGTCGTGGTCGGTGACGGTCGGGCCCCGCAACGGGCCGAAGCGCACCTGGTCCAGCACCGGCCGCACCACCACGTCGGTCAACCTGCCCGGCCCGTTCGGGTACCGGCGGACGACCCGGCGGGGGAGGGGCTGACATGCGCCTGAACCGTGTCGTCCTGATCGCGATCGGCGTCGTCTCCGGCCTGATCGCCTCCGCCACCCTGACCGCCATCAGTTCGCTCGGCGCCCCCACCGCCGTGACGGTTGCCGCAGCCGTCGGCGTGTTCTACGCGACCGCCTACAGCGCGGCCAACGCCACCGCAACGTTCATCGCCCACCGCGCCGCCCCGCGCGGCTGAATCCGAAGGGACCCGACCCGTCATGACCGTCAGCCCGCCCCAGACGAACGGCCACAAGCGGCCGGCCATGCCCGTAATCGGGGACTGGCGGCCGGTCACACCCAAGCCCGAGCCCGTCGAGGAACAGCGCGCCCCCGAACCGCAGCCCGAACCGGTCATCGAGACGCCCGAACTGGTCGCGCAGGCGCAGGTCGAGGCGATCCGCGCCCAGGCGTGGGCCGACGCGGAGGCCAGGCGGATCGCCGCCGAGGCTGAAGCGGACGCGGTGCGCGTCAAGGCGGAGGAGGAGGCCCGCAAGCTGCGGCTCGTCAACGACCGGGCCGAGCGCCGGGCCCGCGAGGAAGAAGCCGCATCCGAGGAGCGCATCGCGGAGTCCAACCGGCGCCGCGACGAGGCCGAGCGGGCCCGCATCGCCGCCGCCGCGCAGGCCCGGATCGACGAGCAGGTTGAAGCGCAGAAGGCGAAGGTCGTCGCCAAGGCCGACAAGAAGTGGCGCGGCTGGGCGATCGCCTTCTATACCCTGTGCGCCGCCGTCGCCCTGCCCGTCCAGATCTCCGCGTTCTGGGACGAGCGCAAGCCGTGGATGGCCGGCGCCCCCGTCCTCCTGGAGGTCGCCGCTCTCGTCGTTGCGTTCGGTACTGCCGCCGCGGTGGCGAACCGGCGCCCGCACTGGCATTTCCGTCTGATCACCTGGGTGCTCGCGTTCATCGCCGCGAGCGTCAACCTGTGGCACGGCATGCAGGAGTTCGACCCGGCGACCGCCGTCGGAACCGCGCTGGCCTCCGTGTTCGGGCCCGGCGTGTGGGACCTGCATGAGCACGGGCGGATCCGTAAGCGCGACGGCGTGCCGACCCGGCGGGAGCGGAAGGCGCAGGAGAGGGCGGCGAAGGACGAGGTCAAGCGGGCAGTTGCCGAAGAGGCACAGCGCGCCGCCGAGAAGGAGGCTGCAGCCAAGGCCGCCGAGGAGGCTGCGAGGAAGCTCGCCGATCGTCGCGCGAAGCTCTTCCCGAAGGTGTGGGAGCACGCCGAGAAGCTCGCCACGGATCTTGGCGAGACAGCCGTGACCGAGGCCATCTGGGAGCGCGCCAAGCTCGACGTCGAGGGCGCGCGGCCGGGCGAGTCGGCGGAGGTTTTCCGCATGCGTAACGCCGCCGAAGCGCGGGTCTCGGCGGCCCGCGAGAAGCGCTCCGTAAGCGGATCAACACAGCAGGTCGCTTCGCAAGTGCTCGGCTCCAAGATGCCTCGCGTCTACAACCCGCCCGCACGCCCCGGACGACGCACCAAGGGCGACGTGAAATACGCGCCCGGCGCCAGCCGCCAGGCATCCATCGCGGCCCGTGAAGCCGCCGCCAAGAAGACCGCCCAGAAGGACGAGTCATGAGCCTCGACATGAACCCCGAGCTGCCGCCCGGCTGGGACCTCACCAAGGTGATCCCGGGTGAGCTCGAAGTACCCGACGACCTGTCCGGGGAACTCGACGACGACATCGCGCCCGGCGTCCTCCTGCCCTACGAGCCCGCCTACCCGATGCTGCGCACGGCCGGGTCGGCGGCCATGGTCGTCGCCAAGGTCACCGGGCGCGCTGTCGGCCTGTCGGTGCGCGGCGGCTGGACGGCAACCCGCTGGTTCGTCGCCGGGGCTGCTGCCGTCTCCTACCTCGGCTGGCGCTACGTGCGCACCCACGACTATCAGGAGGCTGTCGGCGGGATCACCTCCTCCGCCGACTGGCGGCGCAACGTCGACCAGCGTCACCGGCGCTGGAAGTTCCTCGGCTGGGGCGCCGGCGCGACCGTCGCGCTGAACCTGGCCGGCTGGTGGGCGCTCGTCGCCGAGGCCGGGATGACCGCCGCCGACTCGTGGTGGGTCACGCCGGGTGTTCTCGCCTTTTCCGCTGCTGCCGCCGTCAGTTGGTACGGCCGCTACCGGCTCAACAGCCCGGGCCTCGCGCCCGAGCAGATCATCGCCGAGCAGGACGATCCGGAGTCTGACGAGCCGTACCCGCTGGCCCTGTGTCGTTCCGCCGACCGGGTCGAGGACTGCGTGTCCCGTGCGCTCGGCTGGGAAGGCATCGGCACCCGAGCGGTCCGGGTGCTGGGGCACCGCGAGTGGGGCTGGGAAGTCGACGTCGTCCTCAAGGGCTCGAAGGTCGCGAAGGTCAACGAGAAGGCCGACGACCTCGACTCGCACTTCAACATCAAGCACGGCGGCACCCTCATCGACCCCGACCCGCAGGAGGCCGCCCACCTCGTACTGCGCCTGGTCACTGCCAGCCCGTTCGAGAACATGCCGAAGCCGGTTGTGCACGCCCCGAACAGCCTGGACATCGCCGACCCGCACAACTTCGGCCGCTGCATGGACGGCAGTCCGCTCAACCTGATCCTCGAAGGCCTCCGGATCCTCGCCATCGGCGTGTCCGGCGCCGCGAAAACGACCGGTGTGCTGCGCGACCTCGCCGAGGTCATCACCGCCTGCCACAACGCGATCGCCCTCGACCTCGACCCGGTCAAGGACGGGCTGCGCGAGTTCGAAGGCGTCATGGCCGCCCCGCCGATCCGCGGTAACGCGGACTGCGAGAAGTGGCTGGAGTACCTGGTCAAGATGGCCAAGGCCCGCAACACCGTCCGCAACCGGCTCAACATGGGCGACACCTGGATTGCGACCGCCGACCACCCGGCGATCTTCCCGTTCGTCGACGAGTTCATCTACCTCAGCGACAAGGCGAAGAAGCTGTTCATCGAACTGCTGCGCCTCGCCAAGCAGTCCGGGATCTACCCGGTCGCAGCCGGCCAGGACGCGACCAGTGACTCCATGGGTGATGCGATCGCCGACTCGTTCACGTTGCGGATCATGCTGGCTGCCCGGCACGCCGACATCCCGCTCGTACTCGGCCAGGGCGCCATCGCGAAGGGCTTCCGCCCAGACCGGCTCGTGCCCGCACAGAATGCCCAGATCAAGAACGACGCCGGGCAGTCGTACATCAAGGGCCCCAGCCTGGACCGGCCGCTGCTCTACGGCTGGAACGAGCACAACCGCGACGGCATCAAGCGGGCGGTCACCGACCGTATCGCCGCCGGCCGGCCGTGGTTCGACCGGGACACCCTCGCTGCGGCTGGACTGCTGCACCTGGCCGACGGGGGCGACGGTGGGAAGCGGATCTCCGGTGACCGGCAGATCGTGTTCGACGCCATCGAGGTGATGGCTGAAGCGGAGGCGACTCGCATCCGCTCGGAGTCGCTGGCCGAGGCGCTCGTCGACTTCAACCCGGACCTCTACAGCGACCTCACGGTGGCCGAGCTGCGGAAGTTGCTCAAGGACGTCGGGGTGGGCGCTCCCGTGCCGATCGGCGACATCGACGGCATGACGAACCCGCGCGGCTACAAGCTCGAAGCCCTGACTGTTTTGACCTAGAAAGTCCACTGCTCGCGAGGTGCTCGGCACTGCTCGACCGCAGGTCACAGCCGCTCGATCAGGTGCTCGGTCAACTGCTCGCCGAAAAGCCGAGCACCTCGCGAGCAGTACGCCGAGCAGCTGTGACCTGCAACGGAGCACCCGCGAGCAGTAGCCGAGCAGTTCGCAAACCACCATAAAACGATCACCCGTCAAGGAGTCCCGATCATGGCAGCGAAGCGTCCCGCAAGGCGGCAGCCGGCCCGCCGCAAGGCCCCGGCGCGCCGCCGCACCACCGCGACCGCCACCCGACGGAAACACCCCGCCCGGCGCGTCAAGATCCCGCGCCGCGGCCCGCTCCACGCCCGCCTCGGCACCTGGCTGGTCCTGCGAGTCATCGCGCCCATGGTCGACACCCGGCGGGATGAGATCCGCTCCCGCAAGGACGCCGCGATCCTCCGCGCCACCCACGAGGGCTGCAAGGTCTGCCACGGCAACGGACAGATCTTCACCAAGGGCAAGGACGGCTCCTTCACCGGATCGAAGCCCTGCACGGCCAAGCCGACCAAGGAGAAGGTCTCCCGCTGGGAGGTCAACAAGGCCGCCCGCATGGGAGGCGACCGACGGACCGGGCTCATCGGCTACTCGTGCCCCTGCGGCAAGAAGGAGAAGCCCCGCTACCGGGACGCCAAGGAAGCCACCAAAGCCCTGCGCACCCACGAGAAGCAGAAGCACGGCGGGAAGTCCGTAGGCGGCACCTGGTACGCGCAGCAGACCGCCGCAGCCGCCCTCGCCCCATCGCAGCCCGCACCCGCACCCGCACCCAAGACCAGCACGCGTAAGGCGCCGGCGAAGGCAGCCACGCCGTGAACCCCACGATCGTCTGCCCGCGCGGCTGCAATGTCGGCTTCGGCCCGATCACCAACGACTTCGAAACGCTCGGGGGCAAGGGCAACGACGGAATGATGATCATGACGGTGACTGCCGAATGCAGCGGCTGCGGCCTCCTCTGCGACAACGAAATCGAAGGCCCCATTGACGACTTCAAACTCATCACCGGGCCCAGAGGCAGCTTCTAACAGCTCCGCCAACACGCCAAGACCAATCGAACCGACAGGAGAACCGCACCATGCTCGACCTGCCCGAGCCGAAGCCCACCGCCACCGCGGCCGGGCAGGACCGCAACGCCATCATCGACCAGCGCGCCGACCAGTTCCTCGCCGCCATCAACGACGCCGCAGCCACCTACTACCGCGACGACAGCCCGACCCCCACCGTCGGCACCACCCCGCCCGTACCCCAGCCGGGCCGGCCGCCGATGAGCCAGAGAGCCACCGACGCCAGCGCGTTGATGCTGTCCGGCGGCATCGCCTCCGTGTTCGTCAGCGGCGGCATCAGCCTCATCCTCTGGTCGTCCGGGCACGCCGATCCGACCGTCATCGCCTGGATGAGCGCCGGCCCACCCATGGCCTTCCTGTCACTGAAAGCCCTCGTCAAGGGCGTCAAGCGGGCCACCGTCCCAGACATCCACCAGCACAACTACAGCGGGCCCGTCACCCAGCACCACCGCACCTCGAACAACCGCAGCATCTGGAACAAGACCATCAACAAGCCGTGAAGGAGCCCTCATGTCCCATCCCGAGCTCGGCCCGTTCGCCCGCCTGTTCATCGCGGTCGCCGTGTTCGCCCCGTCGCTGTCGGCCGGATACGCCGTGACCGTCGCCCTGATGGCGGTCGGGGTGCCGGAGATTGTCGCCGCGGTCCCGGCGGCGCTCACCGCCCTCGCCGGGATTCTCGCCCTCACCTACGGCGCCGAGTCCCTCGCCAACTGGCGGGCCGACGCGGTCGCAGCGAAGGGAGCGGCGGGCGCCTGATCAGCCAGCGACAGGGCCCCGACCGTCCTCGGCCGGGGCTTTCGTCGTATCGGGTACGGCGCGCGCCATCCACCGTCCGTCGGTGAGGCATTTCGGCGACATACGGGGTGCGAGGCCCAGCGTGAGCAGCAGCTGGTAGCCCTCGGCCGTCTCCGCCTCGTCGTCGCCCTGGACTGTGAAACGTAAGGCCATACCGCAGTGTGGCGCGGGCGGTGGGGGAGCGGGGCGGGAATCGGGAAGCGGGCTACTCGGCTGCTTGGCGGCGCAGTTCCTTGACCTCGGCGAGCGCCGTGATGGCGGTGTCGTACCAATCGGGCGGAACGAGGACCCCTGAGCGCTTCCCTCGCCGGGTGATCTCGACGTGCTCGCCCTTGTGCTGGCTGCCGTCCAGTAGGTCGGCGAACTCCTTACGTGCCTGCTCGACGGGGATGCTCTGAGGCTTCTTCATGTGAGGAGTGTAAGGCGCGTCAGGTCTGTAAGGAATGCCAGGCCGGGACCTTACGAAGATCCTTATCTGTAAGGTCTGCTAGAACCTTGCGAACCTATCGGATTGAACTGTAAGGTTCGTAAGGAAAGTGAAGCCGGGCGAGGCATCGCCAGAGAGACCAGCAGGGGAGACGGCATGAATGACAAGGACGCAGCGGCCAGCACTGGGCAGCCCTTCGCTCACATTCGGATCGGAGTGCGCCTCGCGGGGACCGTCGCCGGGCAGGCGTTCACCGGAGTCGTCGTCAGCACGGGGCGCCGGGACGGCAAGAGTCGTGTCGACGACGACGGAACCTGGACCGAGATCGAGCCCGGCAACCTGGATTCGGTGTCCGTGAAGACCGACGGCCCGATGGCCATGCCGTCCGGCCGCAGGGTCTCCAGTGTGCGGATCATCGAGGGCTTCGAGTCCCTCCGCCTGCTCTGACCTCGGCCCACGGCCCGGCCTTCACCGGCCGGGCCCGCCGATCCACCGCACATCCGCACCAAGGGGGACCCGCACGTGCTCAGCTCGAACCGCACCCGCCGCGCCACCATCAAGGCCCGCAGCATCGCCACCCGCGCCGCAGCCCGCATCGCACGCAGGGGCGCCGGCACCCTCGCCTCCCACGCGATGGCGCAGGGCCTCAGCCACCGGGATGCGGCCAGCATGGTCGGCACCCTGCGCAAGGTGGCCGCTCGCCTGGGCGTGAGCGGGACCATCGGCCGGATCCACGCCGGACGCCGGATGCGGGACTGCGCGCGGTACACGCCCCAACAGGTCGCGGTCATCGCCCTCAGCTACAAGCCCCGCAAGCCCGCCTACAGGATCGTGGCCGCGCGACTCGCGCTCGCCGCCTAGGAGCCCCGATGCGCTTCCCGAAGATTGTTCGCCAGTCGCCCGTGAAGAACGGCAACGAGTGGGCGCTGACCGTGTCCACCGTGCAGGTCGGCTTCCGCCAGTACCGCACCGTCGTATTCGACGACACCCCCGGCAAGCGGCTCGCGGGCTGGAAGCTCGGCAACCGGACCATCGAGCACGACGTTGAGGACGCCAGCACCCGCGAAGACGCCATGGACCAGCACCGCGAGGCGCTCTACGACGCCCGCACCGAAACCCCCAAGCCGCCCCAGTGATCGCCCGCCCGTCGTACACCATCCCCGTCCCGGACGCGGTCGCCGACCTCGCCGCCCGGCAACTCCCGCAGCACATCCGGGACGCGCGCCGCGAATCGTGGGAAGCCTGCGTCCACCTCTCCCTCTGCCGACAGCCCCGGTACGAGGAAGGTCGGCAGGCGGCGCTCGCCCGGATCGCCGCCGCCACCAAAGTGCTCGCCGCCCACAACCCGGGGCTCGTACACGGCTGGGGCGACCTGCCCGGCCTCAACCGATAGGAGAACCGCGATGGACCTGACCACCTACCCCGACTCGGCCGTCCCTGCCGCCTTCGACCGAGGCCACCTGTACAGCCCCACCATCACGCACCTTGCGTGGGCCCTCGACCCCAGATACGGCTACGACTACCGGCCCGGCAACGACTTCGAGCCCATGCCCGACGGCCCGCGCGGCGACGGCAAAGCATGGGCCTGGTGGCGCAGGAACGTCGCCATGCAGCCCGTCGCCGACTTCCTCGGCCTGCGCACCGGAGACAAGGTCAGCCTGCACAGCCTTCAGGGCAACCACGAAACCGCCGTCGTCACGGCGACCTACCGGCATCACGCCGTCGTCCGCTACCCAATGCCCGCAGGCGCCCGCGAACCGTTCGCGCAGACCTGGGTCAACCGGCGCAACGCCGACGGCCACTGGTACTGAGGAGAAACCTATGGAGATCGTCGACCTGAAGAGCGACGGCAACGTCGTCGTCAAGATGACCGCCGCCGAAGCCAAGGAAGTCCGCGAAGACCTCGGCGAGATCTGGAGCCACAAGATCAGCCGCTCCGGCGACCAACTCCACAGCCTGCTGGAGTGGGCCATCCCGCAGAGGCGCTCGTGACCGTGAAGCCGCTGCTCTGCACAGATGAGGACTGACCATGCCGATCCCCGAAGACGACCTCTACGACCCCTGCCCGCACGAGAAGCCGCGGGTGGAATGCGAGAAGCAGAGCTGCCGTGACTACCTACGCGCAGTCGAGGCCGAGGAATACGTGGCCCCCGACAACTCGGCCGAGGCGTGGGAAGAGGACTGGGACAGCTCGCCGCAACTCGGCGGCATGGGCGAAGAACTGCGACAGGGGGACCGATGACCGCCGACCCGTTCAACATCCCCACCGGCCCGATCGACGCCGAGCCCCTCGACTACCGGCCGTCCGCCGAACAGGAGGCCATCCTCCGCAGCATCCTGGACGCCGCCGGGGTCGAACTCGGCGCCTACGACGAACGCATCCTGCGATGGTTCGCCACATTCGCGGACTGGGGGACCTTCGCCGTCATGGCCAGCTGGGTGCAGCGGGCCGCCAACACGGCAACCGAGGAGAGCCGATGAACTCGAAACCCCTTCCCGTCGGCACCCGCGTCCGGCACTACGGCCAGCAGTGGGCCGCCGCCCGAACCGGTACCGCCACCATCCGCGAGGCGAAAGGCCCGTGGCCCGACGGCAGCTACGAGTACCGGGTCACTGCGGGCGTGGACTTCTCGCGCCGCACCGGACCCGACAACCCGGAGACCCGCGAGACCTGGTGGTCATCGAGTGCGACGATCCCCGTTCGAGCCGCCCCGTGACCGCCCCCGCCCCGACGCTCGCCGACGAGTTCCCGATCCCCAACGTCCGATTCGCGGGTGGCCGCACCCGGCACCACGTCCGCCGGCCCGAGGATCAGCGGTGGTGGGATCTGCTGCACGCCGCCTGCGGGAAGAGCGGGTTCAAGGCCACCGGGTACGTCGTCGGGGCGGTCAGGGAATGCCGGGGATGCGCGCTGGCTGTCTGCACAGCCCTCGACCAGGCAGCGGCGTAAGCGCTCGCGCCTTCCCGCGCCGCGCTGGCTGGCGCCCGAATTCCTTCGCTCAACATCCACCACGCAACGGAAGATGGTCCGCATGACCGACCTCGACACGCTCATCCCGCCCGCCGATCTCGCCGCAGCGATCGAGGCTGGCCACGTCACCCGCAAGACCCACCCCGAACTCCCGCTCTCCATCTACACCTACACGCGCGAGTGCCAGTACGGACACATCTGGACCTCCGTCACGATGCGCTGCCGCGGCCTCATCGCCGACGAGTCCGGCACGGTGGTCGCCCTGCCGTTCCCGAAGATCTTCGTCACCGCGATGCACGGCGTCCACGACTTCGCGCCGCCGCTGCCCGCCGAGCCGTTCGAGATTTTCGAGAAGGCCGACGGCTCCCTGATCATCGTCTTCCACTACGACGGCCACTGGCATGCGGCCTCGAAGGGCAGCTTCATCAGCGAGCAGGCGCAGTGGGCGCAAGCCGTCCTCGACAAGGCGGACCTGTCCGGGCTCGACACCGAACTCACCTACCTTGCCGAGGCGATCTACCCCGGCAACCGCATCGTCGTCGACTACGGCCAGCGCGAGGAGCTCGTGCTCCTGGCCGCGTACCGGCCGGCCGACGGTACTGAGGAGCCGCTTGCCGCGGTCGCCCCGCACTGGAAGCCGATCGGCCCGGCCGTCCGCTCCTGGGGTCTGCGCGACGGTGTTGCCGAGCTGGAGCAACTCGCCCTCGCGAGCACCACTCTCGACGGCTCGACGGTCGGCGGCACCGACGAGGAGGGCTACGTCATCCGCTACGCCTCCGGCCAGCGCGCCAAGGTGAAGCTCTCCGCATACCTCACCCTCCACAAGCTGTTCACCGGCACCAACGAGCGGACCATCTGGGAAGTCCTCGCCTCCGGCCAGGACCCGGCCGTCCTCTTCGACCAGGTCCCCGACGAGTTCGCCGACTGGGCCCACACCGTCGCCGACGCTCTGCGCGCCGAGCACGCGCGGATCGTCGACGAGGCCGTCGATGCCTACGCCAACGTCATGGCCGCGCTCCCCGCGGACCCGGACCGCAAGACGTTCGCGCTCGAAGCGGTCAAGTCCCCGTCCCGGTCGGCCCTGTTCCTCATTCACGACGGCCGCGACACCGCCGTCTCCGATTGGGCCTGGAAGCAGATCAAGCCGCGCGGCGACAAGCCCTACAAGGACGACGAGGACAACTGACCATGCCCACGATCCACGTCATGACCGGACTGCCCGCGAGCGGCAAGACGACCGCCGCCCGGAAGCTCCTCGCCGACTCGCGCGGCCACATCCGTCGCGTCAACCTGGACGACCTACGGGCGATGTTCGACAACTACGAGGGCGGTCGGACTTGGTCCCGTGAGCACGAGCAGACAGCCCTCGACGTTCAGGACGCCGCCGTGCGCGCCGCGATCGATGGCGGCTTCGACGCGGTTGTCGACAACACGCACCTGACCCCGCACATCCCGAAGCGGCTCAAGGCGGCGGCCATGGGGCGGGCAACGTTCGTCGTCCACGACTTCACTGACGTGCCGATTGAGGAGTGCCTGCGCCGCGACGCGGCCCGTGACAACGCGGTTGGCGAGGATGTCATCCGGCGCCTGCACGGCAACCACGTGAAGGCCACGAAGAACGGGTGGCGGCTCACCGATGCCTGGATGAACGACACTCCGGCCGTCGCGCTGTACGTCCCGGACGCGGGCCTGCCGTCGGCCATCATGTGCGACATCGACGGGACCTTGGCGCTCATGGGCGCGCGCGGGCCCTACGACTTCGCACGCTGCGGCGAGGACGCCCTCAACGAGTCGGTGCGCCGCGCCCTCGTGTCGTTCCGGTTGGCCAACAACGACGAGATCGTCTTGCTCTCCGGCCGCGGCGAGGAGTACCGCGAGGAGACCGAGGGCTGGCTTGCCCGTCACGCAGTGCCGTATGACGAGCTGTGGATGCGCCCGGCTGGCGACACGCGACGCGACGACATCGTGAAGGCCGAGCTGTTCGATGCCCACCTGCGCCACCGGTTCAACGTTCGCGTCAGTCTCGACGACCGGGACCGGGTGGTGGCGCTCTGGCGCCGCATGGGCCTGCCGACTTGGCAGGTCAACTACGGCAACTTCTGAGACCGCGTCGGCCTCGCACCCGAAAGCCCGCCTCCACCGTCTGGGGCGGGCTTTCGGTGTGTAGTGGGCCGTTTCTGTGCCTGCTTCCTCACCAACTGTGCCATTGGCCCACCATGTCAACCCGTAGTGCCACAATTGGCTCAGTAGTGCCCCCGTTCCCCGTACCACCGCCGGAGGACTGCACCATGCGCGACCACACCCCTGCCGACGAGACCTACGAATGGCCGACATGCGTCACCCCTCGCTGCGGCCGGCAGTTGTGGGCCGACGAGCTTGACCGGTGGGCATGCCGGCCCTGCGGCGACGTCACCCTGGCCCGCATCGCCGAACTCCCCGCCCTGTTCCGCCAACTGGACACGACCGCGACCCTGATGCGCGGCGCCCGACGTCCGGGAGGTGGCGGCTCCGGTTCGAAGGCCCCGCCGATCCCGCCCCGGCTGGAAGTCTTGTCCCTCGTCGGACCGGGCGGTGTCGCGGCCCGTCTGTCGGCGATCGAGGACGCGTGGCGGTCCACGCTCGGTTGGACGGTGGCCCCGTGGCGCGGTTCCCCGGCGCAGGCCGTTCCGCAGCTCGCCAAGTTCGTGGGCGACAACCTGCTGTGGGCGTGCGGCAGTTACGAGGAGGTCGGGCAGGACATCGACGACCTGCGCAGGCTGCACGGCGAGATGAAGGCCATCGTCGACGATGAGCGGCGGCCCGGTCGGGTGCAGATCGGCAACTGCCCTGTCCGCCTCGACGACGGGCCGTGCTGGACGCCGCTCACCGCCCGCGCCGACAGCCATCGCGTCCACTGCCCGAACTGCAACGCGAAGTGGGAGACGATCGGGGAGTGGCGGGAACTGCAGGCCGCGCAAGAAGTCGTGCTCGCCGAAGCGGCAGGAGTCGCGGCGTGAGCGAACAGCCTTGCCCCTTTTGCGAGATCGTCGCCGGACGCGCCACGGCCAAGGTGTGGATTGAGTGGAAGGACGCGATGGCGATCATCCCGCTCAATCCAGTCGTCCCCGGTCACATCCTCATCATCCCCAAGCAGCACGTTGCCGACTTCTCGGAAGACCCAAAGGTTTCCGCACTGACGATGCAGCGGGCGGCAGAACTTGCAGCCGAGATCCCGAAACCCATGAATCTGATCACCAGTCGGGGCCAGGAAGCCACGCAGTCCGTGTTCCATCTGCACCTACACCTCGTACCCCGCGCCGAGAATGACGGACTCGCACTGCCCTGGTACAGCGGGCGTGGCAAAACGACAGGCACCCCATGAGCGAGGTAGCCGATTTCCTGCGCGCCCGCTACGCCGAGGATGCGGCTGCGGTCCGAGCGAACTGGCATGGCAAGGGCATCACCTCCGAGCGTTACCACGGCACGCCCATCGACCCGGTACGCCTCCTCGACGACCTCGACGCCAAGACCGCGCTCGTCGACGACCTGCTTGCCGAGCGGCATGAAGTCGTGGACGGCGACTGCTGGTACACATGCGCCGCCGCAACCGAGGAACGGGACGGCGGGACAACCTGCGACGACGATCGGCTCGGCAAGCCCTGCGACTGCGGACGCGACGACCGCGTCAACCGACGACTCGCCATCTTGGCCCGGCAGTTCTCCGTGCACCCGGATCACAAGGGGGAGGAATGGGCGCCGTGAGCGGCCAGCCAGCCGCGAAACAGGGAATCGACTCGATACAGGCCGCGCTCGGCAGACCCGAGCAGCCCAACATCCGCCTCATCGACGGCCGTCGCATGCAGTGCAAGGACATCCCCGACGAGGCGTTCCTCGACGCCGTCCGGCGCGCGCCCGGTACCTCGGCGATGAACTGGCGGATGCGGTGGGACGTTCACGCCGAACTCGAAGAAGCCATCGGCTCAGTCCCCGTGAACCTGCTCCTCGCCAAAGCCCGCAAGCTGATCGGCGCCGGGAAGATGGGCGGCTGCCCCTGTGGATGCCGAGGCGACTGGCACCTGCCGGAGGGTTGTGACGCGTCCAACTGCTGCGGAGAGTAGTCACCGCGCGACTCTTGACACCACTTCAACCACATAGCTTGCGCCCGTGACCAGGGCGAGCTTATCGTGTGATTCATTCGATCTAGCTGTCTGAAGGGCCGCCCACGCTGGCGGCCCTTTCGCGTTACCGGGGGTGATCGAATGCCCGGTCTGCTCATCCCCGTCGACCTCGCCGCACACGTCGCCGGACACCCCGAAGCAACCATCCGGCGATGGGCCTGCGAAGGACGCCTCACCCGGCACCCAGACTCGGGACGCCGCAAGAACGGCGTGCTGTACGACATCGACGAGATCCCCGAAGCGACGCGCAACAAGGACACGCTCAAGCTGATCACACCCGGCGCGACCCCGCCCGTCATCGGGCAGATGTCCCAACTCGCCGCCTGACGGCCACGGTCTCCTGCGCGCGGTGGCGCAGGCGGGCCTTGAAGCGCTCAGCGCTCGGCCCACACGTCCGCCCGGCTCCCCGCTGAGGCCGGGCGGACAGCAACCCCCGGGGCTGGCCGCTCACTCCGAGCCCTGATCGTCCCGCCGTCCACCCCTACGCCGGGCGGCGGGACTCGACCATCACCACCACCATCACCACAACAGCAGGAGTCGGAATGGCCATCCAGACCAACACATACGAAGCCCGCATCGACGAGCCCGGTAATGGCGTCAAGACCAAGAAGGTCGACGCCGCGTACTTCGCCCTCGAAGACCGGCTCATCGAGTTCAAGGACACCGACCACAAGACCGTGTACGCCGTCCGCTGGGACCTCTTGCTCTCCGTCGAACGCGTAGAACTCACAGGCGGCCCGGTTCTGGCCGACTCCACGAACTAGGCGCGGGGCGCCCGTCGCTCGGAACCCACGCTCCGGGCGACGGGCCCCACCCGCCCTGAGGGACGCCATGCGCCGCACCGTCATCGTCGTCCTGTTCGTCCTCGCCTGGATGGTCGGCCCCGTCGTCCACATCGCCGACGGGCCCGTCGCGCCCCGGCCGGTACTCGACGCGCCACACGGCGCCCACCCGTAAGGAGACCGCCGTGGCCGACGAACACGTCATCACCCTCACCGTCGAAGCATCCGGCGAAGTCACCCCTGCACCCCAACAGCCCGACGCCGTCGAGCCCACCACGGAAGACGAGGAACTGACCGATGGCTGAAGGACTCTCCACCACCCTGGTCTCCAACTGGCTCAACACCTTGCGCGCTGCCGGGGCCGCCTTCGGCCCGGTGGCCGCCGAGTACGCGCAGCTCCACACGGCCAACCCCGGAGCGGCTGGCACCACGGCGATCAGTGTGGGCTCGACGACCCGCGTCATCCTCACGCACGCCGCGTCGTCGGCCGGCTCGGCGCTCGCCCTCACTGGCACGAACCCGGCGTGGACCAACGGCGGCACCTCGGAGACCATCACCGACATCTCCGTGTGGACCGCGGTGACCGGCGGCACCTTCCTGTACTCGGTGGCGCTGACCACGCCAAAGGCGTGGGCGTCTGCGGACACCTTCACTTTGCAGTCTTTGGGCGTATCCCTCGGCGCCCAAGCTTCATGATCCTTAAGGCGGCGTAGCGGCGGATCGGAGACGTCGCCATGACGACCTTCACCGACGACTTCAACAGGGCCGACGGAAGCCCGGGCGCCAACTGGACTGCGGTGTCCGGCACTTGGTCGATCGTCTCCAGCCAGCTCTCCTCCGGGTCCGCGGGCGGCACCATCGTCATCCGCGCGACCGGCGCGATGGCCACCAACGACAACTCGGCGCAGGTCACGATCGCCGCCACCGCAGCCCTCAGCCACGGCGTGTTCTGTCGCGGCAACACAGGCTTCACGCAGGGCTACCTGTGGAGGAATGACGGGACGAGCTGGAACCTTTTCAGCAACGTCGGCGGTTCGTTCACGTCGATCGGCTCCTTCGCCGGAGCAGCCGTCGCAGGCGACATCGCCAAGGTTCAAGCCGTCGGATCGACGATCACCGGCTACGTCAACAACGTCGCCCGCGTCACCGTCACCAACACGGCCGTGACCACCGGAACGTCCGTCGGCATCCGCGCCGAATCCTCCAACTCGCTGCGCTTCGACGACTTCACCGGCGCGGACGTGTCCGCCGGCGGCGCCACCAAAACCCCCAGCACGCTCAGCCAATACGGCAGCTACTTCTAGAAGGGACCGCAATGGCCCGCTACAACGCGCAGGTGACGTCCGCGGCGGCGCTCGCCGTCGACACGGCCTTCGCCGCACTCGTGCCCGCCGCGGCCGTCGCCTGCAAGCTGCGGCGAGTCACCCTCGGTATCGCCGTCGCGTCCGGCTCGATCACCTCGCAGCAAGTCGTGGTGGCCATCAACCGTGGGACCGCCCGCGGCACCGCCAGCACTACCGTCACCGGGCAGCGGCTCGATCCCCGCTCCGGGGCGTCCGGCATCACCGGCCTGGACACGGTCTGGTCCGTCGCCCCCACGCTCGCCGCCGCGGACGCCTTCCGGGTCGCGTTCAACAGCCAGAGCGGCGTCGACCTGCCGTGGGAGCTGATGGAGGAATTTCTCTCCGACGTCGGCACCGCCAACCCGCTCGTCTTCGTCAACCGGGTCACCGCGCTGCCCGCGAACCACTCCCTGGTCCTGGCCGTCGAGTACGAGGAGTAGATAGCCCATGTCGCGGCGGTGGCGCGGCCCTTATGTCCGCCGCGGCAGATTCCTGTACGTCCCTCCAGCCCAGCAGACGGCCCAGGTGCCGCCCTGGGCTCCGGCCTTCGTTGAGGGGCGGCGCCCCCGGGCTTTGTGGCTCCGGCGAGGCCGCCTCTTCCCCGCACCGCCCCCGCCGGCTGCTCCGGCTGCGCCGGCGGCCGTCCCTGGCTTCATTCGGCGTGTAACGGTCCGGCTGGTCCAAGCCCGGCGCCGGGACTACTTCGACCCGCCATGGCTCACCCCGGTGGCGCCAGTCCGGCCGCCCTCCGCGCGCCGCCGCTCACTCCCCGCCCGGCGGGGCCACTACACCTGGACACCCCCGACAGCAGTACCCACTCCGCTGTCGACGGTGCCGCAGATGCCGCGCCCGCGCCTGCGGGCCCTGTTCGCACGCCGGGGCGAGTTCACCTGGACCCCGCCTCAGACGGCAGCACCCGCCGCCCCGCTCTGGACGCCCGGTGCGGTCTCTCGGAACCGTCTGCGTCCCACAGGCGGACGCCGCGGCATCTTTCTGTCCGTGCCACCCGCCGGCACGGCCCCGGTGTCTCCCCCGGCCGCCACACCGCAGCCGGTCCGCCCGCGCATCCGGCTGGCGTTCCTCCGCCGCGGCCGGTTCGCCTGGACGCCCCAGCCCGCAGCCGCGCCCGCGCAGCAGCCCGCGCCGCCCGGATACTTGTCCGCACGTCGCCCACGCCCCCCGTGCGGGCGACGCAGCGACTACTTCACCCCCGCACCCGCCCCAACCGGTCCCGTACCGCCCGTACCGTCCGTGCAGGCGCCGTACAGGCAGCCTGCACGACGCGTGGCCCCGGCACGCCGCGGCGTGTTCACCAGGGTCGTGCCCGCCGGCGTAGCGCCTGCCGCACCCGCATGGGTGCCCGCGTGGCTGTCGCGGCGGGCAACCCGCATGGCGGCGGCACGACGGGGCGGAATGGCCGCCCCTGTGCTTCAGCAGGCGCAGGCGGCGGCGTGGCCCGTGCCGTTCGTCCAGCCGCGTCGGTGGCGCCTGCTGCCCATCCGCGGCGGGGCGTTCACCACCACCGCGCCGGCCGGGGGGCGGGCCGAGCCGCCGCCCGCCCCGCTGTTCCACGTCACCGGCCCTCACCTCCGGTGGGGTGCCGAGGACGGGCCCGCCCGGTGGCAGGCCGAACTCATCGGCCAGGGCTGGGCCGCCTCGGATCGACCCGGCCGGTGGCAGCCGCAGCTGACGGGGACCCGCTGGGACGCCGACGACTGAGCAGGAGAGGGGGAGCCGGGTGCAGCGAATCGACCGCTCCTCCCGCGAATTCGTTGAGGCCGCAGTCAAGGTCAGCATGCAGGGCGAGCCGTACAACCCGACCGGCGACACCGTCGAGTTCGCGTTCACCGAAGTGTCCGGACGTCCCACGACCTGGTATTCGGGCGGCTGGGACGGCACCGGCCCCATCTCAGGCAGCACCGCCTACCGGGCGCAAGTCCTCGTCGGCCCCGGCAGTACGGGCCCGACACTGACCCCCGGCATGTACGCGATCTTCATTCGCATCACCGACAACCCCGAGCAGCCCGTCATCCTGGTCGGACAGCTCACCGTCACGTAAGGAGGCCGGCATGGACGCCCTCACCCCGAAGCCCGACCCCACGCCAGCTCCAGCCTTCGAGGCGGCAGCCCCGGCCGCGCCGACCGGGCCCATCTGCGGAGCCTGCGGCGACACCGCGGTCGTCAACTGGCGGCGCCGTCTGACCGACGACGAACTCGCCGAGCATGTCCGCCTGGAGCAGGAACGCCGCGAGCAGGCACTGCTCCTGGCCGACAAGCAGCTCCCGCCGCCCGTCTTCCCGCCGCTGCCGACAGGCGACGACGACACCCGCACCGTGTACGCCTGCGGCCTGCACGCCATCACCATGGACGACGCCGCCCTCATCCACGCTTCCCGCTGTACCGCACCCAACGACGAGGGCATACACGGCTGCGACTGCACCGCCGAAGCGCCGCCCGAGGCCGCGTCCGAGCCGCCGCCCGCTCTCGCGCTGCCCGACCACTGGCTGACGGGCACCTGATGGCTGCTGGGCGCGGACACGGCCGCGAGATCCCCGAAGGCTTCGACGAGTACCGGGCCGACGGGCAACGCCGCTGCTGGGGACGCAAGAAGGCTGGCGGCCAGTGCACGCAGATCGCCATGACCGGGCAGAACGTGTGCCACATGCACGGCGGGAAAGCCCAGCAGAACATCGACAAGGCCAAGGAGCGCATCGCAGAGGAGCGTGCCCGGGTGCTCGTCGCCACCTATGGTCGGAAGATCGAAACCACGGCCAGTGCCGCCCTCCTCGACGAAGTTCAGTGGACCGCCGGACACGTCGCGTGGCTCCGGGAGCGCGTGCAGGAGATCGAGTCGGCTGCGGCGGTCGCTGGAACAGATACCGGACACCCGCTCGTCTGGGGCATCACGAAGGAGAAGAGCGGCGGCGAAGACCGCGGCACCACCGAAGAAGCCGCACCGAACGTGTGGCTGAAGCTCTACCAGCAGGAACGCCAGCACCTCGTAAAAGTCTGCGAGGCCGCCATCCGGGCCGGCATCGAAGAGCGGCGCGTCCGGCTTGCCGAGCAGGAGGGTGTCCTGGTGGCGCAGGCTATCCGGGCGATCCTCGCCGACCTGGGCTTGACCGCCGCCCAGCGGGCCATGGTGTCGGAGATTGTGCCGCGGCACCTGCGGGCGCTCGCGTCGGCGTAAGCGGGGGAGGCGGGGCCGATGACCGCCGCCCTCGACTGGGCCGAGTTCGCGGCCCAGGCCTTCGAGCCGAAGGACGTCTTCGGGCAGCTCGGCTATGTGCCGACGCCGAAGCAGCACGAGTTCCATGCGGCCACCGAGTTCGATGTCCTCTTCGGCGGGGCCGCGGGCGGCGGCAAGTCCAGAGCACTCACTGCACATGCGATCCGGGAGTGCATCCAGTACCCGGGGCTGCGCGTCGGCGCCTTCCGCCGCACCTACGGCGAGCTGAAAGAGTCGCTCATCGCCGAGCTGGTCAACCTCAACTTCGCGAAGGATCTTGGGGCTCGCTGGAACGGCACCGAGTACGAGCTGCGGTTCCCGAACGGCAGCCTGATCATGTTCCGGTATGCGGAGACCGTCCAGGACGCCACCCGGCGCCAGGGCGGCCAGTACCAGATGCTCATCTTCGACGAGCGGACCCTGACCCCGCCCGACGTGTGCTCCTTCCTGGAGTCCCGCCTGCGCTCCGGCCGCCGCGACATCCCCGTCCTCGGCATCCGGAGCGGCACCAACCCGGGCGGCCCCGGCCACGGTGCGGTGAAAGCCCGCTACATCGAGCCCACGAACTACGGCGCGAACGTCGTCACCGACGTCCGCAACCGCACCGTCCGCTTCATCCCGTCCAAGCTCTCCGACAACCCGCACGTCAACCCGGAGTACGCCCAAGACCTCCAGGCCCTCGACGGCAAACTCCGCTCCGCCTTCCTGGACGGTGACTGGGACGTGTTCGCCGGAATGATGTTCCCCGAGCTGAAGCGCGACCGGCACGTCATCGAACCGATCGCACTGCCCGCCACGTGGCGGCGGTACAACGGCATCGACTGGGGCTTCAGCGCCCCCTGGGCCGTCCTGTGGGCCGCCGTCGACGAAGACGGCCGCGTCTGGGTGTACCGGGAGATCTACCAGCGGGGCGTCGGCGAAAACGAGCAGGCCAAGCAGATTCTCGCGGCCGAGACGGACGCCGAGCATGTCGCCGTGCGGTACGCGGACGACGCCATGTGGGCCACCCGCGGCGACGCCAAACCGATCGCCTCCGTGTACGCCGACAACGGAGTACACCTCTCGCCGGCCGGCAAGGGCGCCGGAAGCCGCGTCAACGGCTGGCAGCGCGTCCACTCCTACCTCGGCGAGGCCCCGGCCTGCGCGCACCACCGGGCCCACGGCTGGACGACCTGCCCGAAACTGCACATGTTCTCGACGGTCACCGAGCTGTACCGGGAACTGTCGAACCTGCCGCACGCCACCAAAGGCGATCCTGAGGACGCCGACACCACAGCAGATGATCATGCCGCCGACGCCGTTAGGTACCTCCTGTCCAACCTCGGAACCGGTCCGGAATTCGTCATCCTCGACGCCGTGCCCACTGAGGTCGTCGGCGAGGTGCTGCAGCCGCTCGGCCCGACGATGGCCGTCCGCCCCGCAGAGACCGCACCGAGCGACGACGCCTGGTGGTTCGACGACGATGACGCGCCGCGCGCCGGGGGGACGGTGGAAGCCCCATGAGTCTGCGCACCTGGTGGAACGGCATGCGCTCCGGCGCCGAGGTGCTGGAGACGGCCCCCGCGAAGCTTCCCGAGCGTGCCGGCTACGAGTACGGCATCAGCCCCGGCGGCCTCACCGAGTCGAACCAGGGCATCGGCGCGGCCACCCAGTCCGACCGTCGCTCGATGCTCAACCAGCTCTACGAGGCCTATCTCGCCTGCCCCTGGTCGTGGGCCTCCGTCAACGCCATCTCCCGCACCATCACCGCCGGCGGCCTCGTCACCGACTGGGACACCGATGACGGCGAGGGCGACGAAGATCAGCCGGACAAGCCGCAGCAGGTGCTGCTGCTGGAGCGGATGATCGGCTACTGCAATCCGCGGGAGAACATCCGGCAGATCCTCCGCGGCGTCATCACCGACCTGCTTGTATTCGGCGATGCGTTCATCGAGGTGGTGTGGGTCGGCAAGCAGCCGGTGGCCCTGTACTCGTTGGACTGCCCGTCGATGCTGCCGATCGCCGACGAGCACGGCACGATCACCAGCTATGTGCAGCGGACCGAGCTGGGCCAGCGGGCCACGTTCGAGCCGCGCGACGTCATCCACATCTCGCTGGATTCGCCGCGCTCCGGGGTGTTCGGTGTCAGCCCGACACAGGCGGCAATGCTGCCGATCGTGTCGTGGCTGTTCTCGGCCGCCACGTCCAAGGAGATCTTCCGGAAGGGCTGCCCGCCAGTCCTGCACGTGGACCATCCGGCCGGGGCATCCCCGGGGGACATCAACCGGTGGAACGCGCAGTACCAGCAGCGGAACATCGGCCCCCGTAACATCGGCAACCCGATCAACACCAAGGGCGGCGCGACAGTCGATGAACTGTCGCAGTCCCGCACCATGGACTACCTGGCGTTCCTCAACCAGAAGCGCGACGAGATCATCGCCTCCTACGGTGTGCCGCCGTCGAAGGTCGGCATCATCGAGTCCGGGAACCTGGGCGGCGGTACGGGCGAGGCCCAGGACCGCACCTTCATGGTCAACACCTGCGGGCCGCTCGCGGAGTTGGTACTGGAAGCCCTCAACTTCCACCTGGCGAAGAACGGGTTCGGCGTCGAGGGCTGGCGGTTGAAGTTCCGCGACGTCGACATGCGCGACAGTGAAACCGTCGAGAAGATCCGCGACACGCGGCTCCGCAACGGCTCCTGGACGCTCGACCGGTACCGCACCGACATTGGCGAGCCCCCAGTCGACGGCGGCGACCAGGCCGTCCTCGTCGACCGGGAGAACCTGGTCAAGTGGGCGGACATGGACGCCGCGTCCAAGGCGAACATCGCCTACAAGCTCAAGGGGACCGCCCTTGAGCCAGCCGACCCGGCGCACGGCGAACCGGTGACGGTCCAGAAGCCGGAACCGGCCCCGGTCCCACCCCAGTTGCAGGCGGTCGCAGGCGGTCAGCCGCCGCCGGGCGATGAACCACCCCGCGAGTCCGCCCATTCCCTGTATCGGCGCCGTCTGCGCGAGGCGCTCGAATCCCTGCCGGGAGGTGGTGTCGATGAGCGTGCCGCCTGACCCGGGGCCGGTGGTGGTGCAGCCGCCGGATCCGCCGAACCATCCACTGCGGGCCAAGGACGTGGCGCCGCTCATCAAGAAGAGGGTCGGATGAGCGGCGGCAGCTACAACTACCTCTCCTATCACGCCCCCGACTTGGGCGGTCACCGCCACCACCTCGAAGCCATGGCCGACCGCCTGGAGGGCCTGCCCTACGGATCGAAGGCGGCAGAGGCTACCCGCAGCATCTTGGCCGCGCTGGACGACGAGGCCCTCGCAAACGTGTGGCATGCCGTCGAATGGTGGGACTCAGGCGACTACGGCGAAGACAAAGTCCAGGCAGCCATCGCCAAGTACGAGGAGCAACAGGGCCGGGGGTGAGCATGGCGTCCCCGGACTACTCCGACGGCTGCATGATCGCCCTCTACCCGCCCGCCGCCCTCGCTGAGGCCCTTGCGGTCGACGGCGGGCTGCTGCCCGAGGACATGCACGTCACCGTCGCCTACCTTGGCGATGCAGCCGACATCGACGGCGACGTTTTGCGCAAGGTCGTTGCCGAGTTGGCCGAACGACAGCCCGTCGCGGCACAGATCTCCGGCCACGCCCGGTTCACCGGAGGCGACAAGGACGTCATCGTCGCCCTCGTCGACTCCGCCGACCTCGAAGACCTGCGCCGCGACACACTTGACGCCCTGATCGAGCGCGGCATCCAGATCCCGCGCGACCACGGTTACTGCGCCCACGTAACCGTGACGTACCTCGACGCAGACGAGCCGTCACCGCTCGACCGCGTCGATGCCGCTCCGGTCGAGTTCACGGCCCTGTCCGCCGTCCATGGCGCCAATCGCACGGACAGTCCGCTCGAACACCCGCTGGCCGCACCTGCACGGGAAGCATTCGCCGCAGGTTGGGCCGTCTCGGGAGGCCCGCTCACGGAGCGCGTGAAGGCCGCGAGCACCGCCGCCGTACAGACCGCCATCGAGCGGGCCGACGATCCGCGCATCCTCGAAGTCGCCGTCGACCTCGGGAAGCTCGAAGGGATGTGGGCGCTGCTCTTCCAGCGGCGCGAGGAGAAGCTGCGCGAGCACACCCGGATCGTCGCCGACGCCTGGCGGCAGCTCATCGACCGCGACACGATCGCCGCCACAGTCGACGGCTTCCGCCGCAGCGTCGGACTCGCCGAAGCCAACGGCGACGACCGGAAGACCGCCGCAGCTCTCGCCGCAACCGCCATGCTCGCCGCGCTCCCCAACCTTCCCGCGTGGCACACCCTGCGCGCCACACTCCGGGATGCCCTTAACGCCGGGCACGCCGAGGGCATGGTCAACGCCGTGGCCGTCGCCGCCGAACAGGCAGGACGTTCAGGCCTCGACTGGAACGCCGCCTTCGCCGACGCCTACCAGGACGTGCAACGCCTCGACGACGCAGGCGCAACCGTCGATACGTGGCTCACCCGGCTCATCCGTCGAGCCGAAGCCTCGCTCGCCCGGATCCTTCAGCAGAGCGCGGACCGTGGCGACAGCCGCGACACCATGACCGACGCCGCCGAGGACGCTCTCACCCCCGACGAAGACGATCCGGAGGACGGCGACGTCGGCTTCATCACCGACTGGGCCATCACCAGCGCCGCCGCCGGGGGAGCGCTCGCCCTGTACCAGTCCGAAGGCGTACTGACCTGCGACTGGCTGTCAGTCGGCGACGGCCGCGTCTGTCCGGCTTGCGAGGCCAACGAAGCCGGAAATCCGTGGGCGCCCGGCGACCTGCCGGAGTGGCCCGCGCACCCGCGATGCCGGTGCTTCGTATCCGCATCCGTCGACCTCGGCCACTTCGCCGCCTGGTTCACATGACCTGGAGACCCCGATGAGCATCTACCGCCCGGCCCGGGTCTTGTGGAACCTGACCCCATCCGGCACGCCGCCCACCCTGTCCGGCGCCGCCACAACGAACGGGCCGGTCGTCAGCCTGACCGACATCAGCGATGTGTGGCTCGCAGTCGCAGTTGTCGGTACGCCGACCGGCACGTCCCCCACGCTCGACGTCGGACTCGACGTGCAGGACCCCGACGGCAACTGGTATCCGGCCGTCGCGAAGATCACACAGATGACCACGTCGGCCGGGCGTGCCTCCGCGTTCGCCGGACTCCACATGCCCAGCACGGCGGCCATGGTCCTCCCGAACCTGGGCCGCGTCACCTGGACCCTCGGCGGCACCAACCCGGTCTACCCGCAGGCATCCATCGCGCTGATCGGAAGGTGACCGCAGTGGCCGCACGCATCATGGGGCGCCGGATCGGCACCATCTCCGGGACCGCGCTCGTACCCGGCATCAGCCGCAACCGCCGCCTCTATACCGTCGAGAACATCGCGAAGGCCGTGCAGCGGGCGCGGGAGCGCATCGACGAAGGCTCGATGCCGCTGAGCATGTTGACCCACCACGCGGCCGACGACGATTCCACGCAGATCGCCGGTCGACTCACGTCGGTCACCCTCGCGGAGGACGGATCGGCGAAGTACACCGCGGACCTGGTGAATACGGTGGCGGGCCAGACGATCGCCGCTCTCGTCGACGACACCGACGGGCCGCCGTTCCTGCGCGGAGTGTCGATCCGCGGGGCGTGGGTGGGAAAGGTGCGGCGGGAGCCGGGACCAGACGGCTCGCCCGTTGAGACCAGTGACGACTTGGAACTCGATGGGCTTGATTTCACGAGGAAGCCCGGCGTGCCCGGCGCTCAGGTCGACACATTCACCCCCGCGGAGGCCGCCAGCGCCCCGGCGGAGACGGCATCCGACGGACGGGTGCTGATCCATGAGTCAGTACAGGAGGCGCTGGTGACCACCACGACCGAGGCCGACACTCCGGCCGTGTCGAAGCGCGGCTCAGGCCTATCCGGAGACAGCACCGCCTTCGCCGATCCGGGCTACCAGTCCGACAAGAAGCAGCGCTACGACATCTCCAGCAAGCAGAAGGCCAAATCGGCTTGGAGCTACATCGGCCAGGCCGACAACGCCCGCGCGTACACCTCCGCCCAGCTCAAGCGGATCAAGCAGCGCATCGTCAAGGCCCTGAAGAAGTTCGGCGTCACGGTCGACACCCAAGAGGGCTGGCTGATCGAGCCCGCCATCCAGGTGACCGAGGCTCTCGCCGAGTGCTGGGGCATGGACTCCGGTGATGCCGGAAACCTGTACGTGTCGCTGACGAACGGGCCGACCACGGTCACCGTCTCCTCGTACTCGCTCGACCCCCACGACCTCGACGCCGTCGGCCGCGCAGCGATGGCCGGCGCCGCCCAGACCCTGGCGAACATCGACCCGGACATGGACGGCGACGTCGACACCCCGGGTTCGCCGGACGGCGACGAACCGGCGACCGCCGCGGGCGCCCCGTGCCCGTGCGACTGCGGCTGCGCGATCCCCGAGACGCCTGGCGCCTGCCCGTGCGAGTGCGCCGAGGGCCAGTGCGTGCACTGCATGGGCGAGGACGACGACGCGATGGAGACCGCCGTTGAGTCGCCAGCTGCGCAACTCGCCGAGAGCGGTTCGGCTGTTGCCGCCGGATTGGCCGACGGCGGCACCCAGACTCCGGCGCCGGAGACACCGGTCGCCGAAACCCCCACCCAGGAAGAGGAGCCCGCCATGGCGGAGTCCACCACCCCGGCAGCCGACACGGCCGCCGCCCCCGCCGCTGGTGGGGTCCACCTGACCGACGACCAGTTCAAGCAGCTCCTCGCCGCCGTCACCCCGGCCGCCGTTCCGGCACCCACCACCGAGTCCGCTCCGGCGGCCGACACCGTCGTCGAGGCCGCGGCCCCGGCTGCGGCGGAGGTGGCCGAGACCGAAGAGCAGCGCATCAGCCGCCTCGTCTCCGAAGGTCTCGCCGCCGCCCTGCCGAAGGCCGTGCAGGAGCACGTCGAAGCGACCGGCGGACCCGCCCGCAAGGGTCTCGTCGCCCCAGTCACCGAGCACACTGCGCCGGTCTCCGGCGCGGGCCTCCCCGAGGGCTGGCCCGCGAAGCCGCTCCACGAGTACACCGACGAGGAGTTCCGCACGCACGTCTCCCCGGCGACCGTGAGCGCCATCCTCGGAGACCGCGCCTGACGCAGGACCCCGCTTCATCTGACCGCCAGCCGTCCGCTGGTGCCGCTCGGCAGAGATGGTCACGCCGCCCCGCCCGCACCCCGTGCGCGGGGCTTCGCCATACCCACCACTGCCGGAAGGCAACACCATGCCCAGCCAGGCCGAACTCCGCGAGGCGCTGACCGCCGCAGGCGCAGCCGCCCTCACCCCGACCATCGTCGACCCGATGCTGCTGGAGTACCAGCGGCGCTACGCCCCGCTCGTGCGGGCCATCCCCACCCGCAAGTGGGACTCCAACGTCTACTACTTCAACCAGCGCACCGCCCGCGCGGCAGGCGGCTTCGTGTCCGACGGCGGGGCCCGCCCGGTCACCAACTCGACCTACGTGCAGAACCAGTTCACGATCCGCAACCTGCAGTCCGTCGGCGCCGTCACCGGCTACGCGCAGGCCGTCACCCGCGGACTCGCCGGGGACCTGCGGGCGCAGGAGATCGAGGGCTCCATCCAGGGCCTGTACTGGGACATCGAGAACGCCGTCCTGTGGGGCAACTCCGGGTCCACGTCGCTGGGCGGCTACCCGCAGTTCGACGGCCTCGACAGCCTCGTGTCGACGTACTCGGGCGGCACCCAGAACGCGGCCGACGCGGCGAACGCGTCGCTGTCGCTGGGCTGGCTCGACAAGCTGATCGACATGGTGGAGCAGCAGGCCGCCATGAAGATCAACGGTCCGGGCTGGATGTTCGTCATGTCCTCCACCGCCGAGTCGCGCATCGCGCAGTTGGCCATCGCCAACCAGCGCTACCTCAGCTCCACCGAGGTCGCCGCGGGTCTGAACGTGCAGGCCTACCGGGGTATCCCGATGGTGACCAGCTCGTTCCTGTCGGCGCGCTCGTACCAGATGGGTGCGGTCACCACGGCGACCGCCACCACCGGCGGCACTCTGGCCGCGGCCACGTACTACTACCAGATCGCGCCGGTCATCGCCCGCCAGGGCGAGATCCTGCCGTCCGTCGAGGTCTCCCAGACCACCACGGGCGCCACGTCGACGGTCACCCTGTCGTTCTCCACCCCGGGCGGCTACGACGGCGCCCAGCCGAACCTGTACAAGGTGTTCCGCTCCACGGCGACCGGCACCGAGACGTTCCTCGGCTACGTCGACGCCACCGTCGGTATCGCTGCGGACGGTGTCACGCCGATCCTCACGACGTCGATCCTCGACGACGGCGCGAAGCTCACCCCGAAGAACGGCTCCACCGTTCCCGCCAACATCCCGGCCGCCTACGTGGGCACCAACGCGGCCATGAAGCCGCAGGCGGCGGGGTCGGAGAACATCTACCTCATCGCCCGCGACCCCCAGTTCCTGCTGCGGCCCTACGTCCGCGAGCTGGAGCCGCTCGACGTGTACCCGACGACGTCCGCCCCGGACCAGATGCCCTACGCGATCGTCTCGGACTGCGCGCTCGCGGTGCGGGCGCCGAAGTACACGGGCCGGATCAGCCGCGTCTCCTCGTCGCTGACGAGCTGACTCCCACGGTGGCGCGCGGCGCA